TAATCTGACAGCAGAATAATTAGACGCAAGCTGTGTAAGTATCACTACCTGTTCAGGAATAATAGCTCCACCTACTCCGTTAGAAACATCAGTTGAATTATCCACAGATTCAAGCCTGAATGTTGGCTTTAAGGCAGAGGCAGAATCCCACTTTCCTTCAGAATGTTTTTGAATCCTTCTGGCAGTAGTGCCTGCAGAATAAGAAAAAGTAGACCCTGCAAACTCTCCATGTCTGAAGTAGTTTGTAGTCACTCCACCTGTATCTGGATAAACGCTTGATCCTGATCTTGTAAAGCTTAAAGACCCAATTGTAAGATCAAGACCTGATTCAATTGTATTCCAAGTTGATCCATCCCAACCTTCTATAGTTAATTCTGGAATATTTGAATCAAAAAGGGCTATAGCAAGAACCGAACGATCTCCCTTTGTTGGGTTATCATCCCATTTGAAAGCTATAACCTCAGATCCTAAAGCATCAGATCGGTAAGCAATTCTTGGAGAATCCTCTTCAAAAGAATTTTCAATTGCATAATGAGGAGCAGCTTGAATTGTCCAATCCTCACCAAGATAAGTAGGACCATGCTTTGCAGAGACTTTAACTCCATTTCCCTGATAAGGATTCCGTAGGAAGAACGTCCTCTTAAATCGTTTGGATTTGCAAAGCCGTTTCCATTGGTAATAATTCTATCATCATCTCTTGCAAACTTAACATCTGACCACTCAGAAATCTGTGGTCCAGCAGAAGCGCCAATGTGTCCCCAAGAAAATTGTTCAGAAGGTGATCCTGCAACAGAGAATGTTCCACTTGGCCCAGCTGTCCAAGTAATAGTATCTCCATATCCATAATTTCTATACCAAGTATAGATAGAATCTGTAGTGTTATCGATTTCACCCCAGATCTCTATTATATTATTCTGGAAATCAGCTCCAGCTTCAGTTCCAACAACTGCTGTTGCATTATTATCAAAGATTTTATATCCTGTAGATGCAACTCTGATAGAAAGGCTTCCGCCACCAGTTGTTACAATCTTTGCTCCAATTTCATCAGCATTCAGATTTCCATTAGGAGTTTTCAGAGCGATTCTAAACGCAATATTTCCAGTACCACCAGTTGTGTTTGTATAGAATTTGCTTACACTAGCACCAGTTTGAAGAACAAAAGCATTATTAGCGAACGAAGTTGTTGCAGCACCGGCAGAAGGAGTCCATCCAGATGCAGCAGATGGTATTTCTGTAGGAAACCAAACACCTGACCATCCTTGAGCTGTTGAATCGACCTTGGCAGTAGATCTTGATGGAACAGTAACATTGGTCCATCCACCAAGATAAAGAACACCTAAGCCTGTTCCAGAAGTACCTGTACCACCAGCACTCCAGTTATGGAATAGAAGAGTTTTTGCTCTATGAGCAACTGCAAAGAAATCATAAAGATAAGAAGAACCTGTGTTTTGATCGTAGGTACAAACACCACTATTTACAGTTGAAGCTGTTTCATAATAGTTTCCCCATGTAGAGCCACCATCATAACTTAGAAGAGCAGAAACGTTGTTTGCATCTGATCCATTAATTGATGCTGAAGATCTGATATACAAAGTCATTAAGTTTGTTGAATCTACAACAATAGCAACATCATCAGTGCTTACAACACCCTCAATTGATCCAAGATCTGAAGGAATTTGTATTTTTAAAGTATCATCTGCTGCAATAATTGATAAGTTATCATAAGCTGAAGAAAGTTGCATAGCTGTAACGCCATCAACCGTATCTTCTATTTCCGCAGCAGCTATTACAAAGCCACCATATGGATTTCTGCAAATATCATAGTTTGTGAAAGCTGTTCCTGTGAATCCAGATCCATCATTAATGTCGCAAATATATTGAAAGGTCATGCCAAGGTCTGAAGAAGCATATTGATGAACAGAAGAAGATGTTCTAACAAGGAAAAGTATCTGGCCGTCAGAATATTCCATTCTCATTCTGCTTGGAGTGGTAGCTATTAACTTATCAATAATGCCATCTCCACCGAATGACCAGGTTACTCCATTATCATCTGAATACCACATTCTCAATGCATAGTTGAATTGATCTTCTAATGCACGATAAATCTGTAATCTTCCTGATGGAAGAGCTACAATTACAGGAACAATTGTAGTTGAAGTTGAAAATGTTTCTATAGCAACTCTTGTCCAAGCACCATTAGCATTCGACCTATAAAGTGCTTCTAATCTATATGGGTCAGCTTCACCCGTATCTGTTATTCCAGCGCACATAATAATTTGGTCATTAACAGAGTTAACTGCGGTGACGTTTGTAATAGCTGTGATATCTGAATCATTCCAAAATATACCTTGCCAAGCATTTGCGCATCTTGGTGAATCATATCCGTACCAGGCAGAATCAGAAAAGTTTGTAGGTTTCCAGGTGTTTCTGCACCCAAGATGATACATTTGAGATGCTGTTCCACCAAGATCATTTCCATAATCTTCTGGAGTTGGAATTCCTGGTCTAATTATTCTATAATTGATATCTGATGTCTGCTCTCCTGTAGCAGTTAATCCAAGATGAGTCTTTGCGCCAGGAACAGGTATTCCTGCATTTGGACTTCTTTCGTCAACGTTAGTTTGATCATCCCAAAGTTCGATATTCTCATCAGGAATGATCATTACATTATAAAATGAGGCTGATTTATCTGTTGGCATATCTTCTATTCCTTCTGCCTTTCTTCTGAACAACAAGGTTTCTTAGTGGTGAACCGGACTTTTTGGCTGCACTTCTGACTGCTGCATTAAAGACGTTACCTCTAATGTCAATAATGTTATATGTATCGCCTATATTAGCTGTTCTGCCTGAGTTTATCTTATAAATATTCTCTTCACCAAGTCTTTCTGTTGCTTTCTGTGTTAAAATGCTTTCTCTTTTCTGTGCCTTGATAGATACTTCATCTGGAGCAATAATACCACCTGTGTGAAAAGTAGGCTGCTCAGCAGCAATAATTCCTGCTTGTACTGCGCCAACTGCGATTGCTGCTGCCGACAAAGCTGCTGCTACTGGAGGATATGCTGACCATGCAGAGTTGATATTAGAGACAGCCAAAGCTGTATCAATTGCCACCTGAGCAATAGCTGCTGCTTTTGCAACACCAAACGCTACTAATGCTGCGTCTCTGTTCTTTTCTGCTAACTGATCAGCTATTTCACCGAATGCATCAGCTGTAGCACCAGCAATATCTGATGCCGCTCCTGCATAAGCTTGTACTTTTTCTAAATTTTTAGCCTTTGCTTCTTCGAGTTCTTTTTTAGATAACTCAGCTCTTCTCTCTGAGAATTCTGCTTGTATAGCTGTTATCTGCTCTTCTGTTGCTTCTTTATTTCCTAATAAAGCAGTTAAAGCTTCCTGTTCTGCTATATTTATTTTTTCTAATTCTGTTAAGCGATGGCTTGTTGCATTGCTTACAACGTCATTGGCTTCCTGCTGTAAAGAAAGCTTTTCCTCTTCTGCAGCTTGTTGACGCCTGTTAAACTCGTCTATGTCTTGAAGTAATTTCTTTAATTCCTTCTTCTTTTTAATTTCTTCATCTATTGCATCATTCTGATTTTCTTGCTGTTTGTTTAATTTTCTCAAACCTTTTGAAGCATTATCTGTAACTTCTGAATACGTCTCCTTAAGTGCTNTAAGCCTTTCATCGTAACTTGCAGTACTATCATCTAGTTTGCCTAATGCCTCTCCTGCTTTATCCCAAACAAAGTCTACACCGGCTCTTGCTATTGATTCAGTAAGATCATTCCAATCATCACGAAGACCACTTAGGGAATCACCGATCTCTTCAGCACCAACAGCAGATGCAAGATCGCCCATTACTCCAACAAGCTCAACTATAGCATCGATTGGGCGAACAAGAGATTTTATAAATTGCTCTGTCAAGAAGACTGCAAATTCTTTCAGAAGGTCTTTTCCATCTGCGAACTTTTTGAAAGCATCTAAGCCGAAGAGGCCCATTTTTAGAATTGCGTCAGCTACTGTTTCAACAACTGGTGCTAGTTCCGCTCCTAGTATTACAACAGCCTGATCAACCAACACTCCAATTAAGTCCATTGCTGCGTTTGCACTGTTTATACTATCTACAGCATCATCTGAAATACCAGGAAAGCCAGCTAGCTCTTGATATGGAGCTAGGTTATTTGCTAAATCTTTAGAAGATTTTACAATGCCAATCACTCCCGAAACAAACCCAGCAACAGCTAATCCGGCTCCAGCTACAGCAACAGTGGCAATACCAATAGGGCTAGCAAGAGCACCGAATACAGCACCAAGCTTACCAACCTTATCGCCTGAAATACCTGCTAACTCAATCATGCCAACAAAGCCGTCTTGGGCATCCTTTGTGGCTTTCTGTGCCGCTTTAGCAGCGCCTTTGTTAGCTACAGAGACACTTTTGGTAGCGCTCTTTGCAGCCTTCTCAGCTTTTTTAACCGTCTTTTCAAGAGCAATTAGTGTCTTTTGTGCAGCTTCAGATGATTGATTAGGAATCTTGGCGAGTTCCCTTCTCAACTCTGATAAATCTGCGCCTATTGAAACTAAAGAGTCGGCCATTATAATCCTCGGTGCTCAGCTATATCACTGATATTAATAGTTTACTTGCTTTTCTTCTTTTTATCTTCAAGATAGGCATTAATAGCTCTAGCTTGTCTTTCTGCTTTTGCTCTTGAGGCATGACCACCGCTATCAACAGCCTTTCCTGAGCCACCTCTGGCTATTCTATTATCAGACGCCTCAACAACCCTATAGACATCTTTTCTCTTTACAACCTTTACAGGCATAATTATTCCTTTATCAAGACTCTTTTATAGCTTCTTGAAGTGCTTCTCCTAATATTTTTGGAAGAGTTTTCTTTAAAATCTTTCTTTGTGCTCTAGCAGGCTTTCTAATATCTGTCTGAAGAGGAGATCTATTTCTGGTGCCACTATCTTTCTTTCCTAATTTATCAGACTTGATATATCTAACATACTTATATTCATTTAAGATAGATATTTCAATCTCAAGGTCAGTTATAGTTGGGACAGTAAAAAATCCTGCTAACGATCTTCCAGTTTTTACAGGCCAAGTTTCGTTTGCTTCTTTTAAAACCTGATCTGCTGAGTTCTGGATTTCATCGATAACAGGACCTAAATTGTCTTGCAATTCTTTAAATAAGTCTTGGGCTAGAGCACCCTCTATTGTTACGCTTGATTTCCCCTTTCCAACTCTTATCTTGTTAGCCATAAAAAAAGCCTTATTTATTAGGCTTTTTTGGTGTATGATAAAAGCCTTTATTTGATTTTGTTACAAGAGGTTTTTTTGGCTTATTTCCATCAGGATTAAGCCGTATCTTGTACATTGCAAGAAGTTCTATTTGACTGTTTCTATCAAGAGAAACGAACCATCCAGGATCCTTGCCGCGCTCCCTTTCTATTTCAAGAATGGCATAGATGTCAGGGGACTTTCTTATTTTTTTTCGACTTCTTCGACCTCGTCTTTTGTTGGAATAAGTTCAGATAGAATCTGAAGAGCTTCTACTCCTAGTGTAACAAGATCTGCATAATCATACCCTGCCTCTAAAAACTGATTTCCTACCTCTTCGCCATACTCAAGAATGTCTCCTCTCTTATCACCCTTGGGTCTTTTGAAAAGCTTTGAACCATCCTCTCTTTCAATAACCTCAAAGCATTCACCTATAGCGGCAAATGCGGCAAGAATATTGTTCTTACTAACAGCTGCTAGAATAGAAAAAGCCATGACAATAGACTTTGGTTTTCTAAGCTTAATTTCATTGATATCTCGTGCCATATTATCTCTCCTTTAGATATAAGTTAATTAATTAATTATGCGAAGGTTACAGTTCCATAGCAGATGAAGCTCATGGTTCCTGTGTTTGGGTCACCTTCGGCAACAGCAGTTGTAACGTGACAATCAGTCATAGTAATTGTTTCGTCAGCTGCATCTCCAAAATCAGTACCCTCTACAGTTAGAATGATATCAAACGCATAAACGTCAGTTGAAAGAGTACTTGTGTTTGTTGAGAATTTATTCTGCTTTAATGCGAAATCAATAGCAGTATCTACAGTTGCATCTGTAAAGTCAGCAATTTGAAATGATAGTGAACCAGAAGGATAAGTTCTTGCAGTGTGTCTTACGCTGTTAAGAGTTCCTCTTGTTTCGTAAGCAACAACTTCATTCTGAGTTTCTGCAAGTCCATCAATTGATAAATCACCAGTTGTATATGGAACAGACATAGTAACTGGAGTTCCAGTACCATCTGAAAAGGTAATTGAACCATCATTTAGGTTTTTAATTGTAGCCATTTTTTATCTCCGATTATTCTAATGTAAGTCTGTGGATTGCTTCAAAAGTTAATGAGATCAAAACAAATGATCCATCGGTTTGTCTATTTGAGCTTAAATATTTAATGTGAACATCAGCTTGTGAAGCTCCCATTACAGCTAGCCTAATAGTATTTTCAGTGTCAAGTGAGTCATCATATGATGATACTTTATTAGTAACTAATAGCCTTTGGTAAAATAAAACTTCAAAATTTGTTATCACATAAGCGCCTTCTGACCTGGCCTGCCTAACTCCATTAGAGTGAATTGCAGTATCAGAGACATGAACAGCAAAACCTTTATTGGCTTTGTGCTGAGAAACAGATTTGAAATTGAATGCAGTAAAAGGAACTTCTGCAAATCCAGTTACAGCATCTACTGCTCCAGCTACTCTTTGTCTGAGTTGTTTTACTGTAAATACTGCCATTAGCCCCTTCTAGATGTTAACCAAACAGATCCCATTGCTGGTCTTCTTGACTCATCATCTGTAACACCATCATCATCTGAATCATAAATAAAGTTTAAATTAGCCCATTCGCTTTCAAATCTTTCTCTGTGCGTATTTGCTCTTTCAAGATACTGATCCATGTTGTTGTCATTGAATGTTTCCAAATCCTGGAAGATTAGAGCTAAAGTTAGCTGGATATGACATTCTCTGAAAGAAGATGGAGTCATAATAAGGTTTGGAAGATTTCCCTTGGCAAGAAGTCTATTATAAATGATTGTCCAAGCCTCATCAAGATAATCCTGATAATTAGCTACACCAGTTATATAACTATTTGAAGCAGGATTCAAAGAAGAAACTCTTCTAAATAGATCAACATCTGAAATTACAGGGTAAAGCTGTCTCCTGGCAAGAACAGCGTCATTTCTTGCAACATAAGTTTCACCTGAAATTACAAATGTCCATTCAATAAGCCAACCTGTGTTTAAATCTAATGAACTATCAGGAGTATATGCGTGTGATGGTGTTGTTGCGAATGAAACAAAAGTCTCTGTAGATTGTGATGTTCCATCTCCATCGTACACGACTACAGAGCCGCTAGTTGGAATTACTTCTGCACCATCAAGGTAAACAGCACATTCTAAGTTGTTAGCAATTCCTCTAACTATTGTTTCTGATTTCTGAAACCTAAATGTGTAATCTGTAGCCATTTGTTATCCTTAATCTTCGATAGAAATTTGAGCTTTCTTTCTTCTTGCAGGAACTTTCTTGACAGCCTTAAAATGCTTCTCTTTGAAAGCTTCAACAATTTTTAAATCCTCTTCAAATTTATTAAGATCAATGTCATCACCATGTCTGGTTGCATTTGCAATAGCATCTTTAAGTTGAGATATCTTCTTATCAACAACAATGATGCTTGGAAGAGGAATTTCTCCATCATCTACCAAAGACTGGATCCAATCAGTATATCCGTCCATATCTACAGTTACATCTCTTTGTCCGGCATATGCTGTAGACCAAACGCTTAGATAAGTTGTTACAACATCCTTTCCTGGTTTTGAATTTATACTATAAATGTATGATTCTCCATCTGGAGCTTTTGACCAAGAAATTATGTTCTTTCCTCTTTCTAATAAGAAAGCTCTTGCGCCTGATAACTTCCATTTTCCTGTTGACCTATCTCTATCTACTCCATTAAAGCCAGCTTTTAGGGGAAGTTTTCCTAAAAATGGCAAGAAGCTTCCATTAATTACATGCCAATTGTTTTGGTTCCAGAAAAGTAAGAATGGTTCATTTGCTTCTAATAGAGGAAGAATTTCTTGTTCGCTGCCGCCAAATAGAATGCTTTCATCTACTTTGGAAGCTCCGAAATTGTTGCTTAGTGTGCCTGCCATTTAATGCTCTCCTAATAAAGGGTTTTGTGCCTGGATATCAAAGGTTGAGTGACGCTAGCCTGTATACAGAGAGAGAATATCCAGGCACAACTGGACACAGGCTAGCGTCACAAGTTGTTATGCGTCGGTGATTATGCCAACACCAGCAAGATCAAGACCCTCTGCAACACCAAGGAAGCAGTGAGAAACGTATGATCTAGTAGCAGCCTTGTTATCGATATCTTCTCTTACAACAAGGGAACCAGCGTATAGCAGGTCATCCTTGGAAGGTCTGAATACCTTATCGGTCCACTTAACTGCACCGGGAGCAATCATCATACCTGCGCGGTCTGCATCAGAGTTAGCAGTAGGAACGTGAGTGGTAACGAAAACATCAACACCAAGAACCTGACCCTTGTACTGACCAGCATCAGCTAGAGCACCCTGAAGATCAGCGCGATGCTCGAAAACACCAGTGCTTGCACCGATAGAAGCCTGAAGATCAGCCCACTGAGTGGGGTGAAGAATAGCAAGCTTCTGTCCGTGAGCGTTAGCAGCCTCTAGAGTAGCAATAGCATCTCTGAAGTTCTGAAGAGTCATGTTTACGCCAGTGGAACCAACAGACTGTGAGAAGCCAGAGCCTAAAGCTGCAACAAGGTTCATTAGGGTTTCGTTGAAAGTAATGACAGCATCAGCTACAAACATGTTGTCAGAAAGCTGTGAACTTGCAAGAGCAAGATCAGAGAACTCATAAGACTTGCTGTACTGACCAACAGTGATTGAGGTGCTAGAATCAGTGAAAGCTGTGTTACCAACAGCAGTGCCGTCAGTAGTGCTTGCCATTAGATCGTAAGCATCAAGTCCAAACTCAGATACCTTAACAACGTTTGAGGCACCGGACCATGGAACATACTGTAGTGCTGGGTGAGAAAGAATATCGCCTGCGCCTCTTGCAGCAAGCAATCTGGTTACTTCACCGGATAATATTTCTGATGCAATTCCATCACCAAATCCGGATATAACTACTTCATTAGCCATGTTTTATCTCCTATAATTAAGAATTATTTTTTTCAAAGCTTAAATCGTTTGTTTAACGACTAACGAAGTCGAAGGCCAGCTTTGGATTGATTTATTGTTGTTGTTATTGTTGTGAGCTTTACATTAGTTTAACGACTTAAAGAGGTCGATTAGCTTCAACAATATTGTGGATATTAGTATATTTTTTATTTTTTAAGATTTTTAATGATATTATTCCAATGAGTCCAATCATTTGTTGCTATTGCTCTATTCTTGATTTCTCTCAACTGAGCAGAAGTAATATTTGTTGGTATTGGCTGAGAAGAACCAGTCTTAATCTCTGGTTCTGGAGTTTCTTTAGCCTCTCTTGTTTGAGAAGTTTGTGCTACAGAGTCTTTCAACCAAGGCATTAGAATCTTTGGCGCAGATTCTGGATTAGACTTTATTTTATCAAGCCAGGCATCAAAAGAAGGTTTTTCTTCTCCTTCAGGNGGGCTAACCTTAGAATACTGCCATTTTGCTGCATCAATTGCGTCTTTATCTGTAGTATTTAATTTGGAAACTACAGATTTCCAAGCTAAATGATCTGACTCCAGCCCCTCATATCTGCTGTTTGCTTCGGATAATTTTTGGTTTAGCTCTGAAATTGTAGATTCGTACTTTGAAACATCAATAGAATCTAATTTGCTTTGAAGTAAATTAGCCCTATCATTTACTTCTTTGAATCTATCATATGGAACAGAGTTTGTCTGCTCATTAGAAACAATTTGAGTGTTGTTTTCTTCTGCCATTATTTAATCCTCTCTATTTGGTTTTAATTTGAAGGCTCAAAACTTAAACCTGCTGTGCCCATTAGCTCTTCTGCTGCGCCTTCATCAAGATGGAAGAAGGCTTTTAACATCATAATACCACTTTCTCTTGGAAGTTCTTTTTTAGCAACTGATTTGACTACTTCTAGTGCTTCAGAAACTTGTGAACTATCTAATCCAATAGTAGTATCACTTGTAAAGCTTTGATTAGTAGATTGTACCCCTTCAGCTGAATTATTTAACATATTTTCAATGTCTATTAGTTCAAGTTCTCTCTCAGCTTCTTCAATTGTTAAATCAGGATTTAGTCTTAGATAAGCCTGCTTTCTTGACATGAGGCCAGAGTCTAACAAGGAAGATACTACATTCCAAGTCGCCTGAACCTCTTCTGGATCTTTTGGAAGACTCTGGTATCTGATATTCCAATGCGCTTCTTCAAATCCCATTAAAGATGCTGTTAATTTACAAATCTCTATATCTCCATCTTTAAACTGAGGAACATATTTTCTCTGTGCTTGTCTTCTTTGCTCTCTAGATACTGCCAAAGAATATCCTGACTGAATCTCTGAAGAAGTTCTTGCAACAGATGCAGTACCAAGTGCAGATTCAATTATTCTTCTTTCATCCTGCATAATAGCATCAAGAAGAACTTTTGGATCCATTGATGTACTCCACTGACCGATTAGTGGCTGTCCATCATATCCTTCAAGTTTATTTAGAATTAAAAGAGTGGCTGGATCTGTAACAACCTCGGAGACACCATCTTCTGATAAGCCAGCGGGAGCTAATCCAGATGCATATCTTTGTGGCCATGAAGCATCTCTTACAACATGATCATAGAAAGTATAGTGCATCATTGTGTTTAATGCGCCTTCAACAATTTCAATTGAAGTATAAGCATCCCAGAACCAAGAAGTTTTCTGTGCATGATAGAAAACATAAGGCATCAGATATCCGCCTTCTACATCTTTCCATGGATAGTCCTCTCCATTGAATTCTCCGCCAAGAATCTCTAAAGAAATATCATTTCCCCTATCATCAAGAACATAGTAAAGACCGGCTTTTGAATCGGTACATACACGAATCCATTTTTCACGTTCTAAGTCGTATTGCCATTCCTTGACAAGATAAGGTTTGTTGCTTTTATCTACTTCAACATAAAGCATATCAGGAAAAACTTGACGATATCTTGGCATGCCCTTGTCAGAAATAGATACATGAACAGCACAAGTTCTTAGGGCTAAAGTATCTCTCTGAATTCTCTGCATTAGGGTCCAATAGCCTGATTCTGAGATAGCTGAAGCTACCTCTTCTTGGCCTTCAGGCGGAAATACAAGAGGATTACGGAGATACAAACCTGCAAGTTCTTCATAAACTCTTACAAAGATATTTGTTGATAGATTTACTCTACCCCAAGCATTTTTTCTTGTTGCACCAACAGTATCAATGAGTTTATTGGTTACATCTTGTTCATGCTCTCCATACAACATCCTTCTTCTCAATGATGTATGAGTTACTCTCTGAAATTCTTTTGCATCCTTAGAAGCTGGAGGTGCTGTATATTTAGACATAGTTTATTCCTTTATTTGAAATGAAATTTATTTCCCACTCATCAATAACACCGTCAATAATAATAGTAATTTGTCCATTTTTGTGTTACTTTTTAGTGTATGTAGCTATTTTTTGCTTTGGCTCGACTCAGCCTGGGTCAGCCTTTTGGCATTACTTGAACCTTACTGTTGGTACATTGCCTGTGAATCTTGAATCTGGTTTCCAGAACCATTGCAATCCATACATAAACGCATCAAGAACGTCCTTATGATTATGTCTATCTCCATAATCCCAAGTCTCCATTGCTTTGATTAATGTTTTGCATCTATAATGAATTTTTACTCTATCTCTTGATAGCTCCTGATACATCCACCTACAACGAATATCTTTTGTTCTATTTGAAGCATTTGAAGCGCCCTTTCCTCTCTTTACAGAAAGAATTTTTGGCTTCATTCCTTGAGAACTTATCCCATAAAGTTTTGCTAAATGTCTCTGAAGCTGAATATTTGAAGCTGTTTCGTATCTTGATTGAACTGGTTTATCTCCAAATGCAAAGTCAATTTGATGCCATTTCAAACCAATTGCTCCTAATCGGTTATAAATAGCTTCAGCAAACTGTTCCATTGTATGTGTACCAGGAACGATAATTTCATCAATTACCCAGAACTGATTATACGTCTCTGATTCTCCTGTTTCAGAAGTAATTCCTGTAATAACAGCACACATTCCCATTTCTCGATCTGAAGCAGCATAATCGATTCCAATTGCAAACTGCATTTGGCTTGTAGGAAGTCTAGAAACGGTATGTTTTGCTTTATCAAAACAACGGAAATACTGACCTTCTGATCTAGATTCCCATTCGCCATGAATTCTCACAGGAGCATCAACAGGGTTTGTTCTGGCCGTTAATTCATCTATATATTCTTGATCCCAAGGCCTTCCGTCTTTGGTTGTTCTTAGCTTTCCTGTCAAGGGAGAAGTTTGAGATTCTGGCGTTAGTTTCGAATGAAATTCTTTCACTGCACCACTTTCAACCAGCTCTTTTAGCCATGGAAGCGGCGGACCATTAATAGGTGTTAGGGTCAAACCAAGTGAGCCACCTGTATTCGCAACTCTCATCAAGCATTCATCATATACAATTTGTGAAGGAGGCTCATCTAATAAAATAAAGTCATATTCTGAACCAGCTAAAGCTTCTGCACCCTGGCCATTTGAATAAATAGTTATTGTTGAACCATTCTTAAACTCAACAACCGGCTTATGGCCCCTAAAGCCTGTTCTTGGAGAATATTCTACACCTTCTTTTAAATCTGTATTATTAGGACCGCCTAACAACTCCCACAAAACACGTTGAATTTCAATTGATTGTGTCATTGACATGCAAACAAGGGCAAGTCTAGCTGGAGCTTCTTTTACTTCTTTATATGGATGGCGTCCTCTTGCTCTGAAAATTAATTCAGCACAACCGCATGTAGATTTACCCTGACGGTTTCCAAGTCTTAGCAGAGAAGGCACTGCTCCTCCATAAGAAAGGAAAGCCAGCTGCATAGGCATCCAAGCAATATAATCAACAGGTGAACTTTGAACCCTGCGCTGTATATCTCTTAGCTTTTGCAGCTGAAAAAGGAGTTCTTTTCTATGGAACCCGCCTTTCCTGTCGTTATGGCAGCCTAGTGAAATTCTTTCAACCCTGCCTTTACCACATCTGGCAATGAAGTATATAGCTCGCTAATCTCTTTAGCTATGTCTTCTTCTGACATATTATCAGAAGAAGCAAAGTTATATCTTTCTTGTATCAAGGTTTTCTCTATTTCCAGAAGTTTTGTTGCAGCAATGAATGAATTATCTGACTGTGCAGATAGCCTCATCTTTCTGATTTCAACTAACATATACTCCATATAACTTTCTGGGTCATGTGGATAGTCATACGCTTTTTCCATTGCATAAATCTGCATTATTTCTTTTTCAACTGAATGCATTTCTTTTGTTGCAGCAACAGCAGCAGAAAAGGAGCCCTTATCTGTTGCGTTTTTAATTAGCTTTCTATATCTTGTAATCTGAGACTTTAATTTTTTGATTTTTTCTTCAGATTCTTTGGTTAAATTTGGCATATTTCTCTCTATTACTGTG